AACAAAACCTCAGCAGAATTGGATACAATTCTTCTGAAAAACTGTATTGAATCTATCAATGGTATGCCAGTTATTGGCATGGATGATGTTAGAAAACTGAGTCTTAAAGACCGTAGAGATATTCTTCAGGAAATCACAACCCGCAACCCAGGCCCACAACTCAGCGAAATTAAAATCCCATGTCAGTCTTGCGGCGCGGAGGTACCGCTTCCGCTAACTTTAGCGGAATTGTTTCGTTAACGAGATTGACTACGAACTTCTTATGGATATGCAGGACTTAATAGTCCAAAATTATCCTGGGTGGACATTACATGAAGTACGTAACCTCAGCATGAGAGAACGTATAAATTGGTTAGATAGAGCTACGGCTAGAATAAGGCGGTGATGTAAATGGCAACTCAACACATGTTTGACCCATCGGATTCTGAGCCTTCTTTATCTATGAATAATCAAGTTGATTTTGAAGGCATGCCTAAAAACTTTATTAAATTCCTTAAAGAAGCTCAAAAAATTGTAGACGAAATGGTTGAAACCTGGTCTAAAGGAATTAAAGATACTGAATCTGCTACAGGTAAAATGGGTGAAAGTAGACCAGGCGCTGGACGTCTTGGTCTTGGTTCATTTACCCGTGCTGAAAAAGTTGGAATAGGTCTTGGTTTAGCTGCATTTGGTGCTAGCACATACGCAAAGATGGCGCCTAATACTATGGCTGCAGTTACGCAGCGCATGGGTGCAGATACTTATGCAGGTCTTAGCGGTATGTCTTCACGCCAAGCAATTATGCAGGCTAATGGTCAAGTAGGCGGTGGAGCAACAAGCGCTATGGGTCCAACCATGGCTGCAATGAATTTAATGTATCAAGGTGGTTATACAGCTAGTTCTAAGAGTTCTCAAAATATCATGTCACAAATTGGCGGATTAAGCGCCATGTCCGGAATGAGTAATGAATCTGCTGCTGCAAGCATGGCAGGCATGAACGGCATGAGTTTTTTACGTGCCGGTATTCGAATTCGTGATCCTCAAGGTAACTTAAAACCACCTAACACAATTATTAATGATGTCTATAGTTTCTTGTACCGTGGTCAAAAGATTACAAAACAACAAGCAGCGATGGTATTAAACCCTGGAAGTAAGGGTTATGCAACCATTCAACAAATCACTGGTGGCGACCCTCAGCTAATGCAGATGATCCAATCAGGTATTCTTGCACGTGCGTCTAACGGTAAGCCTCTTACATCTTCACAAATGCAAGACCCTAATAAGGTTCTTAACGCAATGGGTGTAGATCAAAACTCCCCTATTCGTGCTAATTTTAGATTTAACTCAAGTGAAAATAGAAAACTTGCTTCAACTGAACAAGGGTTAGTTGGTGGATATGATGCTTCTCTTCGTACAGCCGCATCTCTTAATGATCAATATAGTAAAATGGCAGATACTCTTGGCCCTGTCAATGATGGGTTAATGACCCTTAAAGGAATTCTACAAACTTTTCCTAATGCTGGTGGCATAGGTGGAGTAGCGGCCGGTGTAGTTGGTACAGGCGTAGGCCTTGCAACAAATTATATGGGCTATAAAGTATTAGATAGGGCTCTTGGCCACAACACTACTAAAAAAATAGGTAATAGTTTATTTCGTGGAGCTATTAATTTTATTAAAAACCCTAAAAATCTTTTAAAAGTTGGTGGGTTAGTAGGAGCTGGAGCTTTAGCACCTGAAACTGGTGGTGCTAGTTTAGCTGCAGCAGCCGCTATGTTTGGTGCAGGTTTTACAGGTGGGCCTAACGATCATGGTAACCTAGGAATTGGTGGACCTAATGATAATTCTTCAACACCTACTCCTTTTTCTAGTCCTGTTCCAAAAGCAACACCTATTACTTCTCCATTTGGCCCAAGAGATAACTCCGGACACCCTGGAATTTCTGCTAACCACAAAGGTATAGATTTTGGTACCCCATCAGGTACTGCATTAACAGCTGTTACAAGCGGAATAGTTAGTACATTAGGTAACGAAGCTAAGGGTTACGGCCAGTGGATTGAAGTAAAACATGATGATGGTACTGCATCTCGTTATGCACACATGTCACAGATCAATGTATCTAGAGGACAAAAAGTTGGGCCAGGTCAAGTACTTGGTCGTTCTGGAGGAAAAAAAGGTCAAGTAGGTGCAGGTAACTCTACAGGCGCACACCTTCACTTTGAAATCCTTAATGAAAAAGGCGTTAAAGTTAATCCAGCACCCTACTTAAGTGGTGCACCAGCAGGACCTATAGGTACAAATGTAACTTCATCTGCGGCAGCCGGACCTAAAGCTATTTCTTCAGACTCTATGTGGTCAGCTAAAAAATCTATTGCTAAAGGTAGATTTAAAGGTAAAAACGTAGCTCAACTTTCTAGTCCAACACTTAGCTCTTCATTAACTAGTTCAGGATTTAATGAAGATGTAGGTGGCCCTATAGAAGGAATGAATATAGGAGTAAATGGTTCAACAGGATCTCATAACAAAAATGTTATTATTAATTTACAAATGAAAGTAAATATTGCTCAAGGAAGTGTACAAGAAGCAGATCGTTTGGTAAGACTGATTGGTAAGAAACTTACCGATAGTAATGTTCTTAAGCAGATTGGAAGTTCTCTCTAATGCCTTATTATGTAAATGTTCGGCGTTATCAAAGCGAAAGCTCTAACATTTCTGCTGATAATTTAATAAATACTACGGCTTTTAAGCCTACTGATATTAATATTAAAACAAATACTAAATATTATGTTTACTATTTAATTGATATTTATTACAGCACTATTAGTTCTTTTGTTACGTGGCAAACTGCTTCAGATAAAGGTAAACTTGTATCTAGTAATTCCAGCACTAATGTGAACAATGGTTTAGCTAGTGGTTTGACTACAAACGTTACTGTTCAAATAAACTCTAATAACACAAGTGCTATTACAAATGGCGATGTTATAAAAGAAAATTCACATAATAAAGTAAGTTTTAGTCGTAAAGCAGGTGTTGTAAGCGGTGCAGTAACTGCTAACCCTAGTATAGGTGTGCAATGGAAAAGTGCTGCCAGTCCTAACTGGACAGCAATTACTGATGTATATTGGGGAACTACCAACAATAAAAAACCTAGTATTACATGGACAACTGTAGTTACCTCGCCACAATTTCCTTCTATTGCTATACAAAATTTTATAGCCGCTCAATACGGTACAACACCTGTTATGCAAAAAAATACTATTTTAGCACAGGATCAAATAACTGTTTTAAGTAACTATGTTTGGGACAAATGTAATGGTGGTCTATGGCATTTTGTTGTACAGTTTAAAACTGCACAGTATGGTGGTAGAGGAAATCAAGAACACTTTACTTGTACAGAAAATGGAGATCAAATTCAATCAAAAGGTACTCCAAGTGCTGACATTTTAGCTGATAAGAAGAAGTTAGCTAATTGGACTAGAAAATATGTGACTGACCCAATGATTGCTGCCAAATCAAATGGGGGCTGTGAAGATGTCGGTAGCGGTAATGGCTTAAAAGACATTACAACAGTTGAACCTCCTAAAGGAGATGTTCGTTGGAACCCTCCTACACATATTGACTCTAGAGGTCCTTCTTATGGTGAAAGAGTTATATATAAAAATAATGATGAGTTTAACCCGCTTCCAACAGCTTTTGCATATAAAGAACGTGGAAGAATTTATCAAGATACAAATAGTGCTGAAATTTTAAATAAAGACCCAGATAAATTAAAAAATTTAATATCATCTACAACTTCTACAAATCAATGGGGATTTAGATTTATGTATAATCCCTCTACATTTAGTTATCAAAGTTCGTCTAACAATGCCGTAGACTGGACATTAGGATCAAGTGATCCTGCTACATTGTTAAGTGGTAATTCTTTAGTTACTTTTGAAGTGTATATTAACCGTATTCCTGATTTAAAATACCTACGTTTAAAAAACAAAAAAGTTCTTGAAGATAAAATTTATGGAAGAACGCTTGATCCTGTAGAAAGAGAAGGCATTTTAAATCGAGGAACAGAATACGATATTGAATTTTTATACAGAGTTTTAAATGGTGATCCTTTAAGAGAATCTTTATTGTTTAATTCTGCATATAAAGGTTTTACTTCTGATTTTGGTTTTACTACTGCTGTACCTTGTTGGTTAGTATTAAATGAAAATTTACGTTATTATGGGTCTGTTGCAAGTTTTAATGTAAACCATGCAATGTTTGATTTAAATATGGTTCCTATGCTTAGTACTGTTAGCATTTCCTTTGCTCGTTATCCAGCTCTTTGGAATGAAAAAACTGCTTTTGGTGATAAAGTTTCTGTAGCATCTATTAAAGAATACTTAAAAAATAGTGGAAAGTCAACAGGATGATTGAAAGAGTTTCTAGATATTATGATGGGTCTTTAACTCAGACCCCAGATAAATATACAGGAGAGTATTTAATTTCTGTTTTTAGGCGTTTTGCTGACAGCAGAACAGTTAATTATATTACTTACACTTGGAAAGACGGAGATAGTCTTACTAAACTTTCTGAAGTTTTTGGGGTTGGTGCTAAATATTGGTGGGAAATTATGGAAATTAATCCAGAAATTCAAGATCCATTTGATATCACAGAGGGTACTATTTTAAGGGTTCCATATGGCAGGTAGTTATTCACGTACTCCGGATCAAAAGAATTTTGTATGGAATTCTAATGCGAAAGATAGTGACTTTTATCTTACATTTCCTAAAGCTCCCGATATGGAACTTATATTAATTGGTGCTGAACTCTATCAAGATCCTGATGAACATGACCGTTTAGTTCTTCACTATAAAGGAAAACCTTCTAATAGAAAAAATGCCCTTGTTTCAGGAGAACCTGTTATTTTTACTTTTAGAGCAGGCAAATCAACATCTATTTGGAATGGTTATATTCACCATGTGAGTCAAGATAACTCGCATCAAGGTGGTAACACCGACATTATATGTGTTGGTGCTTCTTGGGTTTTAAAAAATACTGACCAAAAAATATATAAAAACATTACGGCAGATCAAGTTATCTCTAAAATTGCAAAAAAACACAGCATGGCTGCGGTTACTCAAAGAGACCCTAGAGTTCGTGATCAGATAGTTCAAGCAGGTCAAAGTGATTGGCAACTATGTAGAAGCTTAGCTAAACAAAATGGGTTTGCGTTAAGGCCTGAAAATACAACTATTATCTTTGTATCTAAAGATAAAATATATCAAAGTAAGAAAAACTCTGCTCCTTATTTTAATTATGTTGATAATGAGGTTGGAGGCGTTGTAACTGCCGCACTTCGTATGACGGGCACTATTCTTTCTTTTGAGCCAATAATTTCTGATCAAGCGCCAGAAACTTCTTCACGTGTAGATAGAGTTATAAGCGGAGTTAATACTAATACTGGAACAGTTGTTAAAGCTACTCATCAACATGTTGCACCTGTAAAAGGAAATGCTGGAGTTGTTATTCCAAATGCAAGTTACTTTGCTCAGAAACTGGTGAAATAATGAGTAATTTTTCTGTTAATCAATCTGATGGCAAGCAAACTGTTTTATTTAAAACTCATTACCCACATGAAGTTATTACAGATTTAACTAACTCTAAACAAATAGCTCAAGCGTATAGTAATACACGTAAGTATCAACATAGAGCAAAATTAACTATTGTAGGGCATGCTACGTTGCGTCCTTATGACCCTATTTATTTAGATGGTCTTCCAAACGGTATGTCCGGTTATTGGACAGTTCTTTCAATAGAACATATTTTTGGTGGACGCGTAGCAAAATATTTAATGACTATTGAAGTAGGTACAGATTTTATAGGAGATGTGGATTCAAAAGCTAAAAGTCGTAGTGATACCAGAGATGTTCAAAACGATTTTGCTGGACAGTCTTTAACTGTACCCCCGGCTAAACTTACAGAGTATAATCTTTCCCCTAATATTTCTACTCTTAATCCAAAATATGGGGTTACTCCTAAAACCGCAATTCAAAATTTATCTAAAGTTACAGTACCAAAGGTTACTGGGGCCACACCATTTAAAGATTTACCACCAAACCTAGATAATATCAAAAATACGGTACAATGGTCTACTAGTAGTAGTGGAAAGGTATTAAAATGACCACGACGCCCGCCTCAGAATACATGATGGACCCACAAGGTCGTCCTCGTTTTTATGGTATTTATTCTGGCCAAGTGACAAGTGTTAAAGACCCATTAAATAAAAATAGAATTCAAGTAATAGTCTAT